ATGACACACCGCAAAACGATACATAACGGACAGACGCGCTTTATTGTAGAGCATACAATAGGCGGGCGGCGCAAGCGTAAGTTTTTTAAAACCGAGATTGAGGCGCAAGATTATTGCGCGATGCAAGCCACGCTCGACAGGCACTCAACAAATAGGGTGCTGTCTGCAAACTACACCCTAAAGCAACTCGCCGACATAGCAAGCGCCATGCAAGCTCTGCCGCACGGACAAAGCCTTACAGAGGCCGTCAAGCGGGCTTTTGCTATGGACGCAAGTGTAGACCTACACGCCGCGCTTGATGAGTTTTTTGAGCAAAAGAAATCCGCCGAGTTGCACCGAGTCCAGCTGCAAGTAACCGATTGCCGCCTAAAGCAATTCAAAGCAGCATTTTTTTCTTTCGGCGAAATAACACCTGCCGCGATTATAAAATTTTTGCGCGGTTTAAAACATAATGGTTTGCCCATGAGCGGCAAAACAATATCGCATTGGCGCGGGTTGCTGCACTCGTTTTTTGCCTTTTGTATCAGGCGCGATTACTGCGCGCTCAATCCGATGGACAAAATAACGAGAGACGATTTGCCCCGCATTATACGGCCGCAAGTGGGCTTTTTGTCCGTGCCTGATACACAAGCCCTCATGGCATGGCTAGAGGCGCACCGCCCGCAGTTTGTGCGGTTTTATGCGCTCGCCCTATTTGCAGGGATACGTATTGCCGAGATACCCCGCATGACTCCGCAAAACATTTTAACGGCAGAGCGTAAAATAATCATGCCGCGCGCTATCGTTAAAACGCAAGACGCATGGACACTTGAGACTTTACCAAATAATCTTTGGGCATGGCTCGACAAATACCCAGAGCTACGCGCGCCGACTATGACGCAGCGCAATTTGATGCCAAAACAAAGCGGGGTAGCTATGCCTCATAATTTTGCCCGACACTCGTTTGCGACATATCATTTGAGCCTATACCATGACCCGCAGCGCACGGCCATGATTACGCGCCACAGGTCAACACAGACGCTGCAAAACCATTACTTCGGCGCATTGGTGTCAAAAGATTTGGCCGCGCGATATTTTGAGATTAGACCCCTCTAATGCGGCACGGCGGATATGAGCTTACATTGTAGGTATCGGTATTGACGCGCATTTTTTTTGCGGCGTCTATATCGTAATACCATCCCTGCGGCATAGGCAGCGCAAACGCCGCTATCTTGACATCTACGCTGGACTGCCACACACCGCTTAACCAATGTTCATCCGCAACTATGGTTGCCGTTTTTTTGCCCGCGTATTTAAAAACGATATTAAAAGTCGGCGTGTTTGAGTAACCGGTATATTTTTTTACGTGCGCCCAAACCTCTATGCGGTCGCCGTATTGCATCTTACATTGCCGAGCCTCGCCGTCGAGTCGCGTTAAACTATAATCCGCATTTGTAATATTTAAAACTCTTGGACTAGTTAAACTAAATATCTCTTTACCGTTTAGATGGATAGTATAGTTTGGAGTTGATTCGTTTTCGGGCTCGTTAAAATCGATGTTAAAAATAAAAGATTTAGCAATGGGATATAATGCCTTATACATTTTAAGCGGCATAACGCCGCTTAAAACCGCTTTATTATAGAGCCGCTGTATACTGCGCAAACTCATTGAGCAAGCACCTTAGGGGTTATGCGCTGCCAGATGTCGCCAGCAACTTTACTTATTTGCGGTTGCTGCGCTATTAAAATATCGCCCGCCTCTATCATTGCGAGATACTCTGCAGATGTAGGCGTCGTTGTCATGGTCGCCTGTGTGCGCAATGTGCGCCCATAGTATATGCCAAATGGCTCAATAATTTCGGGCAAAACATCCGAGGCCTCCGCGTCATAAATAAAAAATTCGGTCTCCATTATGCAGGGGAAATCTGTGGTAAGCGGGTCTCTCTCAACGCCCGCTATATAAACAACAGCATCAAGCGGATAATCTTCTAGCTGCCCAAAATATGTTTCGGCGTTCGACACGCCCGAATTTGTGTCGCCCGAAATCGGGTCGGTCGCAGTAAAGGACATATCTAGGGTTGATACCGTAATTTGATTTGTTGACGTGTCGGATTTTACAACAACGGTCTCCGTGCTCATTTGCTCGTAAATCTCGCCCGTGCCGCTCTCCACATGGTAGTAATTATTGTGCAATCTTACAAGAGTCCCTGCCGGAAATATTGAAGCATCGGTAACACTCAAGGTCATCTCGCTCAACTCTCCGTTATATTCCACCGGTTCGATTGCGCCCTCTAACGCCGCATCGTCGCCGCGCTGATAGGCGAGCTTGTAGCCCGGGCGCGTCCATGATATTGTGCCGCCGTCTTTAAATGTGCGCGTAGGCAGGTAGCCCCATAACTCAACAACCGTATCGACGCGCGGTATGCCCGATTGCTCCAAGCGTTGCTCTAAAAGATGGTAAGTGTTTGCGTCTAAAAACTTTTTTACTTTGCGAAAAATAAGTCTGCCCGAAGCGGAGATAGTTTTTTTATTTAACGCTGTGCCGACGGGCGAGCGCACATATTTATCACGCGCGATATTATAGCGCGTCTCTAGCCATACAATAGAGCTGTCGCCACGCGCCGCAAAGGGGCGGACGTGTTCGGCGTTATCTAGATACTGCGGTTTATTATAATCTATTTTCATTTTTTTAAGCTTCCTGCGGCGCGAATATGCGCTCTATGCGTTTGATTAAATCTTCAAGCGTTTTTACAAGCCGCCCGTTATCTCCGCCCTGTTGCGCGGATGCGTTAGGTGCGGGTGTATCTTTCGCCGCATCCCTCGGTGCGCGCGGGGGCGTGGGCGGCTTTGGTGCGCGCGGGCTTTTGCTGCCGCCACTGGCTATGCTAGACGCCATGCCGCCAAAAGGCGCAACCGTAGTTCCAAGCCCGCCAAAGGACGCAACGCTGGGGGCGGGCATTTGCGGTGCTGTAGGAGGCGTTACCTGCGGAGATTGCGCACCATCTAAATATCCCTGCACGTCGGCATTTCCTGTGCCCTCATTTATGCCGCCCGTCGCCTTGGAGTAGTCTTGCCTAGACTTAAGAGCGCGGTCTCGTTCTTCGCTCGCCTGCGGAGTGTTTGCATATTTTTCAAACCGCTTAGAGTCGCCCGCTATACGCTCGCCGCGCAAGATTGCCTCGGCCTCGGCGCGGGTTGTTTTACTGTATGAGCCCTTGCCGTCGACAACATCCTTTGCTTTTTTTATAGCCTCATCGGAGTATTTAACCTCCTTTAATTCCATCGCGCTTTTAAGGTCTACAACGCTTTTTGTTAGGGGCTCAAATTTCGACGCTAAATTATTTACAGGCTCCGTAATTTCGGCGACCTTGGCCGCCACACCCTCCGCGCCCTCTACCTCTTTTAATCGAGTTTCAAGGGCGGCTATAGCGCTTGCGCTTTTCGCTTGGTCGGCGGCATCCGCACCGACCGTTTTGTCAAATGTCAAATTTGCGTAGTCGGCAAAGCGCTTGTTTAAATCTCCAAAACTTTTTTCGTCGACCGCTACCTTTGCGATTATATCAAACTTGCCGCCGCCAAAACCAAAAGCGTCTTCAAGCTTTGCCCTCACATCATTGATTTGCTCAACAAGCGAGTTGATTTTGTCTATGACAAAATTTATCGCCTTAATAAAGGTTGTCTTTATCATGTTGCCCAAATATTCAACCGCCGCGATTATCGCGCCGGCGGCGGTTACAAAGCCGTATTTGATATACGCCCACGCTTGATTTGCGTAATAACCTATGCCGTCAAAGACCTTTAAAATTGATATTTGTAATTTGAGCAATTGCGCCTCAAAACCTGTCCTGCGCGCAAAGTCGGCAACGCCATCACTAAAGGCAGCAAATGTTAGGGCTACCGCCGCAAGACCTACGCCCAAAACGCTAAACGCTATTATCAGCGGAGAGAGCGCAACATTGAGTAACGCAACTACGCCGAGCGTTGTTTTCAGCGCGCCTATAATCATGCCTAAGCCCAGTAGCATTGGGGCTATCGCCGCCGTAATTGCGGCGACACCTACTATCCATTTTAAAGTATCTTTATCTACCTGCTCGAGCCAATCCGTAAGGGCTTGTAACCGCTCGGTCATATAGGATACAACGGGCGCTAAGACCTCCCCGATTTGGATAGCGACTACATTCAACGCGCCCCAAAGCTGCTTGAGTTTAAAGGTTATGTCTTGCGTCTTAAGCGCGTAAGCCTCGTTTAAACCAGTGCCGTTTGCTATGTCCGTATTTATTTCGCGCACTATGGCATCAACGCTTGCGAGCGCCTCCGTTGTCAGCGTCGACGCCGCAAGCATACCGCGTATCTCCGGCACGGCCTCCGCGATGATATCCTTGTTTTCGCCCGTAGCAAGAGAGAGCTTTTTTAAAACATTTACAAAACCGTTTGCCTGCAAAGCCGTAGCGCCAAAGGGGATGCCAAGCCGTGTAAACGTTTTTTGTGCTTCCTCGCCCGGCTTTATCAAAGCTTGCATTGTGCCGCGCAAGGCCGTTGTAGCCTCATCCGTAGAGAGGCCGCCAAGCGTCAACTGCGCCATCAATGCCGACAACTCTTTAAATCCCACGCCCGCCATTTTTGCGACCGGCGCGATTTTGCCTATGTTAGATGATAGCTCGGCAACCGTTGTTTTGCCGCGTTTCTGCGCGGTAAACAAGGCATTGGCAACATCCGAGGCGCTTGTGGTATCGCGGCCGTATGCGTTGACTACGGAGGTCAAACCGTCGAGCGCAACCGACATATCGGCCGCACCGCCTATCGCAAGTCTTTGAGCCGTTTCAAAAGTTTCAAAAGCCACGCGCCCCGCACCCAATGCGGAGACGGAGTCAAACAAGGCCTTGTTTGCGTCGGCCATGGCAAAGCCGTTTTTCAAAGCATTTTTTGTGAGGCGCTCTAAATCGTCCCCGTATTTGCCGATTTCACTTTTTGACAAAAGCGTTTGCACGTTGCTTATGCCGCTTTCAAAATCCGCAAATGCTTTTGTCGCGAGAGCACCCGCAGCAACTATCGGCGCGGTAAAGTTGCGCATCATGTAGCCGCCAAGCTTATTTACTTGTTTTTCGACATTGCCGAGCGTCTTGATCGTGTGCGCCATGGCGCGGTTAAAGCCGCTTGTGTTCGCCTTGATATCAAAGTTTAGCGTAGCTATTTTTATTTTTGCCATTTTGTATTTTTCCCTTTTTACGTTTTTCCGCCACGCGGTGCACCGACGCTATCCATGCGTCTATTTGTTTGTCGCTCCAACCTTTTTTTTGCGGCGCGCCTTTCGGTTTTATCAACAAATATTTTTCAATATTTTTCTCCGCGCCTTTGAAATTTGCCAAAGAAAAGTCCCTGCGTAACAATGCAAAATGCGCATCCATCAACCCCATCAAGGCCTCTGTCTGCGCATTAGCCGCCGCCTGCTTGCGGGCTTCACGCTCATTAAAAACCTGTATGAGTGTTGCGAAATCGCGCGACTCAAGCGCGTCGTAGGAGTCGAGACTAAGCCCCAACTCTACGAGCGCAAAAGCCCTTTCATACGCGAGAGTATCACGCCCCTCTACTTTCGCGCAGGCGCAAAATTTGCGGGCGAAAAAAGCGCCTCAATCGCCTTTTGGACGTCGCCCATGTCGGCGTTGTCGTAGACATCTTCGAGGCTGTCATCTGTGCCTAAAAGCAACTTTGCCAAAGTTGCCGTCGCTTTTATCGGCGCCTCTTGAAACGTCGCAAGCGTTATCCCTTGCGCCTCTAAGCGCAAGAGTATTGAGCGGCGCAATTCAACTTCTTGCGCCTTGCCCTTATATTTGATTTTTATCTTTTGCATAAAATTATGCCTCCGTGCCGGCAACACCCAGCGAGTTGACGATTGCGCCGCATTCAAAGGTTACGCGGCCGTCCGTGCTGCGTTCGCCCTCGGCAACCTTTTGCACCTCGCAATTAAGATAAGATACATTTTTTGAGTCGCTGCCGACGATTTTAAAACCGACAACGTCGCCCGATTCGAGCGCATCTTGCAAGGCCGCAAAACCCGTATCGCTGGCGACTTCGCCCACCGAAAACGCGAGGTCTCCGCCGTTGCGAGAGCCGAGGGTGCGCTGCATTAAGTCATCTTCTTGGTCAAGCACCGGCAAGTCCACCGCATTACGGTCTTGCGCGGGCGGCGTGATGTTTATAGCGCCGAGGATTTGTGTCCAAGTCGGCGTTGCGTTGCTGGGATTTTCGGAGATGTACAACTTTGATTTATTACCTATTTTGCTCATGGTATACCTTTGATTTATTTGTTATAATCGATTTCCGCGTCAAGAGCCGCCGTATAGTGTTCGGTGTCGTCGTCCCATGACGACGCGGGACCTTCGGCCTCTGAACGCAAAATGTTTTCTGTGTTACTTTCGAGAGCGTTTATTATGCGCTCGACGTGATCGCCCAAAGCGAGGCGCTGCTTGTAACCGTCGGCAATGCACTTGATGCGCAATGCTGCGCGGTGTCCGCTGCCCTTGCGGTCTAAGTAGCGCTCAAAGAGAGTATCGCTTACAACGTCGGCCACGATGCAAGGGAGCGCGGCATTTTGTGCCGCCTGAGACGCATAAATGCGAGCGCCGACTATCGCGCTTAATTGCGCGTCGGCCTTTAATGCGCCTATGACTGTCTCCAAAATTATCATTATTTTGCTCCGCTTTTTGCGATTGTTTTTTTAACGCCCTCTATAAATTTATCCATCAAACGACCCGCGCCCAAGTCTTCGCCGAGTTGCGCAACCGCAGGACGCATAAAATGTTTAGGAGCGACTTGTCCTACAACTTTTTTATTGCGCACGATGACGTGCCCATCCTCTACCAAATGCGCGTATTTAGACGGACGCGCAAACACCTTGCGTTTGCCGCGATTGACCTTGCCGCTTACAGATGAGTCTATACCCACCCCGCCATAAAAGCCAGAAATCACAGAATTAAAATCTGTATAAATTTTGATTTTGCGAGTGATTGATTTTTTTAAAAGGCCTGATTTGCGGGGGGCTAGTGCGCGCGCGGTTTTGCGCGTGTCTGTTAATATCGGGGTTACCCCCTCTTTTACGCAATGCACTGCGGCCTTAAGCGGCAACTTTTTAAAAGCCGCCTTTACTTCGGCCGGTATGACAAAATTAACTTTAATATAGTCGGACATTTTATTTGCACGTCTTTAAAAATATCTTCACTTCGTTTTCGTCTTCGCAAACCGCCAAGATATCAAATTCATTTGCGCCTATTTGCGCCTTATCAAGATTGGTAAGCTGCAAAGCCTTTGCGGTTTTGCGCAGCGTTGCGTCTGCGGTTAGCTCCCTGTATCTTCGCGCGCTCTCATCGCTAAATGATTCTGTTGCGCTGCCATATTTAACATTTGCATACTCCGTATAAAACACACTCCATATGGGCGCACCGTTTGCATCTTCGCTTGTGGTGCGCTTAAATATGACTTTTGTTTTATATGTAGTAGAGGTGTTCATTTTTTTTCGCGATTCGCGCGCCAGTCTTCGAGCTTGAGCCGCGCTAATTCTGCCCGCGCGTCCGCTTCATCAAGCTCTCTCCTTGCGGTCTTGCGCTTGTAATATACGGGCACCGCTGTTATAGCGAGTCCAACCAATACGCCAAACCATGCGCGGTAATCCGCGGCATTAAGTGTGGCAAATACCGCGCTTCCCGTGGTTGTTATATTGCCAAAAATTATTGCGATGTCTGCTTTCATTGGGCGAGTAGCTTCAAATATTTTTCTTCGAGCGTTAAATAATTGCTTGCGCTATACCATGTCTCGCGGGTCTGCGCGGTATATACGCCGTCGACCGTTTGTATTTGTGTGCCCGCCTCAATCGTTAGGGATGAGGCCTGATATATGTTTAAGCTGGGCGTTGAGTTGCTCGACGCGCAAGCGCAAAGAGTCAGCGCGGCTGTTAGCATTAGCGCCGCCCGCAGCGCGCAGTGCGTAAATTTCCGATTCGATTTTTTCGATTTGTGCGACATAATTTTGGTATAGCTCTACGGGTTTATATTTGATTTCAAACTCTATATGTTTTGCGTAGGCGGTCAAAGCGGCCGCCAAAGCCTGTAAAAAAGCTGTGACGGCCGCTAGCATTACTTAGCCGCCTCGGTGGTTGCGGTGTCGGCGGTTATGGCGTTATAAACGTCAACACCGCTATTCACTACACCCGTTATGTCGGAGGTGGTGGCATCGTCGCCGTCAAACGCATACCACGTTGCCGTGGTGGCTGCGCCCAAAAACGCCAATACTGCCAATATGATTTTTATGATTTTGTTCATGTTTTTTATTCCTGTTCTTGCGGCAAAATTGCGCCCGCTAAGGCGTCTGCCGGTATTACAAAAGTTTCGTTTATTGACTCTTCGTCAAATACTACGCGGGTTTTACCGCTGTCTACGGCGTCGCCGTTTGCGTCCGTAAGGTCGCCGACGATTTCAACGCGCGTAATATTGAGTTTAAAGCTGTCGGATATTGTGATATTTTTTGCCATTAGATTAACTCCACTTTTTCCATTACCTCTATAACCCCCGTATAGGTGCTCTTCGGGGTAATTGTTGTCTTGTTGTTTATACCGTTTTTAAAGGCTGTCGCCACGGCCGCCCATGTATTTGCCGTGAGCGCAACATTAGAGGCATAGGTGGTTGTCGAGCTTTCCGAGCCTATGTCTATATTGATAGCCGCGCTTGAGCGCGCATAGATTATGTAGCGGCAATACATAGGCACGCGCTCTTGCGTAGAGCTGATAAAATATTTTGTGTCTGCTGTGCCCGCCCAGCTCATTACCGCGCTGTTTGTATACTCAAGCGGCGCGGGGTATGATGATACTACGCCCTCGAGCGATACGTGATTTTGATACGCATTGCGCGCCGCGTTGCGCCATTGCTTGTAATCCGCCGCGCCTTGGCAAATAAGCTCAAAGCCACTGCAAGTAACACTGATGTTACCAAACTCTACGTAGTCCGCGGCCTCCCATGTGCCGCCCGAAACTGTCGCGCTAAAATAAATCTCGGCAACATTTTTAGCCAGCGTATCTGTGCGAGTGCCGCCTGCGTATGTGCCCAAGCCATAGCCGCCGCTTGATGTGCCGTCCGTATAGCCAAATATGGCGGCAATCGTATTGCCCGTTTTATTTGATGTAGACGCCCCAATAGTCGTTGTAATTGCTACGCCCGCGGGAATGGGGGTATTAAAGCGATATCGGAGCATCAGGGATGTCGCCAGCGTTGCGGAGAGCGTTAGGCGGTATTTGCCAGCATTGTATGCGAGTGCATAATACGCGGTTGCGTAGGCGTTGACGCGACCTGTTATTGTAGTGCCGCCGCCTATTACGGGGTATGCCGTGGGGTCGTTTGCAAATTGTATGCCGCCGTATTTGAGAGCAAGCGGCACCGGTCTATTATTTGCAAAATCCGTTGGTGTATATGCCGCACCGCCTGCCGAGGCATCAAAGTTTGCGACGTAAAAGCGAGAGCAAAAAATGTTGCTTGCGAGCTGTCCGCCGTAGACGCCAAATATTGAGCTCAAATAGTTATACGCATGCCCCGTGGATGCCGAGCCTACAAGCGTTGAGTTGCGGTAAATCTTTGCGGACGTCGGCGTCAATACTGCGCAAAGTTTATCTCCGCGCACAAACGGCTCGGAGAGTGTTATTGTGTCCGTGCCCTCAAACCTAAAGCTTGAGGCTGTCTCAAACCCGCACCAAGCGTTGCTTTGCCAAATGGGCTGATTTACAAAGCTTGCAAAATCGCAATCTACAAATATTGATATTGCGCCCGCGCCTCCGTTGATAGCGCGCGCCAATGTGCCGCACCCGCTAGATATTTGTATACATGGCGTGGGGTTAGTGCGATAGAGCGCAAGAGCCGCGCTTGCCGCCGCCTCTGATGCCGCGGTCTCCGCATCTGATGCCGCGGATTCGGCGTTGCTTTGTGCCGTTTCCGCCCCGCCCTTTGCGGTGCTTGCATCAGCCGCAGCAGTCTCGGCCGCGCTTTGCGCAGCCTCTGCGCCCGTCTTAGCGTCTTGAGCGGCCTCTAATAGCGCGGGCAAGCCCGCTATCGTTTCGGCGTTATCGGTTAAAATTTGCGCGGCATCTTGGACATCCTCGACCGCTTGAAAAATTTCATCGCGTATCTGCGACACCGTTTCGGGCGGAGTGGTAGCGCCAAGCCCATCTTCTATGCAACCAATGATGCCCGCCAAAAAAGTTTTTACCGCGCCATCGGAGTAGGTAATAGCAAGCACTATCCATTTTTCGCCCTCGGCAATATCAACGGACTGCGCGGGCGTAAGCGCAAAAGTGATATGCTGCGCGCTCTTAGCCGCCCATGTTTCGAGCGTGAGCGCGCCTATCTCGGCGGCCGCGCCATCCGTCCCTTTGATTTCGTTCCACTCGTAACTATCGGTCGGCACGGGCACATCTCCGTTTTTTGCGGGCTTGATTAAAAGCTCAACCTTTTGTATGTCCGCCGTATCCGCAAGCGCGGCGCCATTAAAAAATGCAAAATCAAAACGCAAAGCATTTGCCCTATAAAAAAACGGCTTGGCGTCGGTCATCTGGTCGACAACCGCGCGCGGCGCATTTGTTAAAAAGTCGCAAGCTATGCGTATTTGTTTTTCGTTTGCCATATGTTACCTGTAAAGTTTTAAAACATTTTCCATCGCCTCGGTATCGGGCGCGTTGCGCTCGTCAAAAAATTGCGACAGGATTATAAGCACCGCCTGTTTTAGGGCTTCGGGCGTCATGCCCGTTGCGTAGCCCGTTGAAAAATATACGCGCAACGGCGCGCTCAAATAAGAGTCCGTGCTGGGCAAGTCCACAAACACAATTTCGCCCGCGTCTAAATCAACGCGATATTTTGACGTTTCGATTTCAGTTGCGACTCCGTCATAGTTTATAATTTCAATTTTGCTTACCGCCGTTATCGGACGGCGTAAAATCTTTAGCCATCTGCAATGGGCGTAAGAGGCCATCCATGTGGATGGCCTCAAAGAAAGCCCCGTGAAACGCTCGGCAAACTCAATCGCAGCGCCTATCGTAGCCGTGATTTTTGAGTCGAGCTCACTGTCCAAAATACGCAACTGCGCCTTTGCTTCGTCAAGCGTTATTAGCGCTTGCTCTCCGATTGTGATCCGCTTTGTGTCGAGCGGGTATTGCATTATTTTACCCTCGGCTTTTTCGGTTCGGGCGTCTCTACCGCTTTTTTAGGCGCTTCGGCGGTCTCGACCTTAGGAGAGTCCTTGACGGCGATTGCTTTGCCTATATCGAGCAAAAGCTTCACGTCGTTTTCGTCCGCACCCAATGCCGTATCTATAATCGCGCCGCGCGCAACTACTTTACCGCGTATCGTTGTATCTTCGATTATTTTTATTTTCATAAAATTTAATTTGTTTTTTTAGTGGAGGGCTGCCGTCCGAAGACGGCAACCCGATTAGGAGAACACACACAACAAACTAGGATGTTACGACATCCTTACAGACAGCAAAAGCCGAGGGTCTCAAAGCGTGGGAGTCGGCAAAAAGCTCAGCAGTTATTACCGTAGTGCCGTCGCCCGCCTTGGTGTAGGGGTCTACTATGAGGCCTATGCCTCCCCACATACCGACCATAAGCTTTGACCAATCGCCAAAGATGACAGCCGAGAGGTCTTCGACCAAAGTTTCGCCGGAGCCCACAGTCAACGAGTTCGGGGTGCAGTTTGATACCGCGGCCTGATAGCCCGCCAAAATGCGAGAGCCCGCGCCGGTGATGGTGTCGCCGATTACGTAGCCTTCGCCCGTGCCCTTTGCCTTGCCCATAAGGGCGGCCAAGGTGGCGTTGTTGATGAGCCAGCCAAGCTTAGAGCCGTTAAGCGAGTCTACCTTGCCGATAAATTCGCAAACCTTAGCCCATGTCAAAGCGGCGGGTGTCGAGCCCGTGGTTACAGAGCCGAGCCCTGTCTCTCCGAGCAAGCCTGTAAAGATTGAGCCGTCTCCGCCAATCACGTTGCGCTGCAACAAGCCCATGATGGTCTCGTTAAGGTTGCGGCTTACAAAGCCCTGCGCGTCAAGGCTTGATTGCGCCAGCAACTGGTTGGAGATTTCCGTCTGGCCGGGGATGCGCTTCGGGGTAAATGATACCTTCGCGATTACGGGCGAGAGTTTGACCGCAGAGCCTGTTTCGCTCTTAGCTGCCAAAGTGCCGCCGACGGAGGTTTGCACGGGCATATCGAGATTGCCGACAAGCCCGCTCATCACGGTCACGCCGAGAGGGCCCAATACGGTCTCATCGCGCACAACTTCGGAGAGTTCGCCGAGTTGAGTTGCAACCGTCTTGCCGCCGAGCGTCGCGGTATCGCCTGTTACACTCATAGCGCGCTTTTCGCGGCGTGACAAAAAGGATGCAACAAAAGAGGGCAGGATGAGCTGCGCAGTGCCGCCGCTTACGCAAGCGCGCTGACGTTCCTCCGCGCCTTCCTGCGCCATTTCGGCCTCGATACCGTCGAGGCGAGCGCCGCTTGCGCCCTTAAGAAATTTGCAGATATTGAAGCCCTCAAGGTCGCGCATTTCTTTTTGCGAAAAATTGCGCTGGGGCTCTCTCGTTGCCGTCTTTGCGGCGGCCGCAAGAGCCGCGCCGTGAGATACGATACCGTCTTGCGCACGGCGCAATTCAATATCTTTATCAAGGCCTTCGATTTCTGCGCGAATCTCGCCGAACTTTTTTTGTTCGTCGGCGTTGAGGCAGCGCTTGTCGGTGTCTGCGGGTTTTGTCAAGGTTTCCATTTCGGTAACCTTCGCCGCGCGTTTTTCTAACATTTCGGATATAGTCATATACTTCCTTTGATTTTTATTATTTCGATTGCGCGACGGGCTACTTCAACGGGCATGCCCGCGCTTTTTTGAAAATTATTTAAAGACCTATGCGCCAGCGAAGTGTCTAAATATGCGGGATTGGAGACTGCGCTTATTTCGTAAAGCTCGGCCTGCAAAATCGTGCGAATCCAAAGACCGCGCGCTTCGTCTTTATCCCATTGCGTGGAAATTGGAAAAAACCCGAATGAGTTTTTTGTGATATTTTTTACGGCGATGTCTTCGTAAAGGTCATTCGCCCTTTGCGTATTCGGCAGGTCGGCCTCAAAGCTTAAACCTTCGTCCGTGTCGGTAAGCCGCAGATTGCCCGCGCTTGTCCGCGCGATTATTTGCTCGCTATTATGCGCGTAAAGATATTGCACATCGCGCGTCTTCAAAGACTCGGTAAATGCGCCCTTAGCAAAGCGCTCTACAAAGTCGCCCATGACGGCGCTGTCTTTATTATAGGGCACCGCAAGGCCGCCGATTTTTTTCTTACCGTCGGCAGCGCGCGCTTCTACGGGGTTTAAAAATTCCCTCAATTCTATTTTTTTATCCTGCTCCATTTGCGGCCTTTTGTTTTTCGGTGGTCATATTTAGCGGCGTTAAAAATTCATCTCCGCCCTCATAAGGCGGAAGGTTTTCGCACTCCCTCACTTCGTTGCGGCTCATCCATCCGTTTGTGATGGCGGCGGCGTAGTAATCTTTTTGCGCGGTTGTATCTGCGCGCAAAAGACCCTTTTCATTAAACTTTACAAATAGCCCGCCCGCGCGCTCCGTGTCAGAGATTAGTTTTATATTTAATTCAGTCTCCCAGTTCTTGATGAGCGGTAGGGCGGTAAGTTGAAAAAAGGTTCTGCGGCCTTGCTCGCTGTTTGCGTAAGTGGCGCGCTCGAAGTCTCCGAGCATATCGGGCGTTAAACCAAAATATGCGCATACATCGTTTACCATTTGCTTTTTAAACGCTATGGTGTCGGCGTCTTTGTTGCTCATGCGCAAGCTGCTTATTTTTACGCCATTATCAAAAAACAAAAGTTTGCCCGCATTGTGGACGCCCGAATATTCCTCCTTCAAAAGCTTGCGCATATCGACAAGCTGGTCTTTCGTGAGCTTCGCGTCTGTGGTCGCAGCGGCGTTGCTTGCGCAACCGTTTTCAAAAAACTTTTCAAGCTCGCGGTCTAAGTTGATTGCTATGCCGAGCACCGTTTTAAAATTCTTTGTGAGCGGCAATCCCCTCATGCCGTCGACCGAAACCCCTTTTATATGCAGGATTTCGTCGCTCTGATATTGCGCATTGCCAAATTGGTAAAAGAGTTTCGCGCCCTTATACTCCATGCCCCTAAAACTAAAGTTAGGCAGCTTTACCAATTCGAGCGGCTCGCTAAGTTGGTTGCGCACTATCTGCGCGTATGCGTCGCCGTGCAGGTCGGCGCTTGATTGCATCGCTTGGATAAAATTAAAAGTATTGATGCCGTCGCTTACGCGATATTTGAGTAGATTATTTAAAGCGGTGGGTTTTGTGGTGCGCTTGTCGCCATCGTAAAGATGGATGGGCAACCCCGCAATGAGATTGCCGCGAACGCGCAAAGCGCCGAAGATACAGGCCACGCCGAGCACCGTCTTTTCATTTACCGCGCCGCCGCTGATGCTGGAAATCATGTCCCATAAAACGGAGTCGCGATATGGCGCTTCGGGTCGCTTGCTCTTTAAAAAATCAAAAAGTCCCATAGTTTTTCTATGAGACTTTTTTCACACGCCTTTGTGTTTTTTTACATTGGCGATTTATTAACGTTTATTAACGTTTATTAACTGCGGCTTTTTTCGATGCCGCCCCGCTACAAAATCAGGATTTGCGCGCAACCAATCAAGCGCCGCCTCTAGCGTCGCGCGTTTGCCCGGCATAGGAAAACCCGCGTTGCGCATAAAATAAACATAGACCAAGCTGCGGCCTAGTCCGATTGCGATTTCGCCCGCAGACAAAAGTTTTAAATTATTAGACATGATGGCGCCTCCGATTCTTTGGGTGTCTCTATTCCGTTTTCGATTAAAGCCGCGACAGAGTCTATAAATGCGGCGACGCCGTCTATGCGGTCGCGCGATTTTGCCTTGTCGAGTTTGACATTGCCCGCGGGGTCTGTTGTCAAAACTACGTTTTGAAAATTCCACTCAAAACACGGGTTGCCATTGTGGTTTAGGTCTCCGCTCAAAATCAATTCTTCGGCGCGCTTGATGGCGGGGGATATGGTTTGATAGCCCTGTCTGACATTGCGGGTCTTGATTTCGAGCGCGCCAAGTTTTGCAAAAGTTTCACGCAGTCCCCACGGGTCGCCCGCAACCTCTATCACATTATATTTTTTGCAAAGACGCAAAACTTCATCAAATAAAAAATCGCGATTTACAAAACCGCCGTTGCAAATATACACGTGTCCGTCGCGCTGCCATGTTTCATACGGCACTCTGTCGAGGGTTTCTTTTTCGCGCGCTGCCGTTGCCGGCACATAAAATAATGGGATTGTGTAAAATTTATCAAGCCCGGCCTGCGGCATAAATAAAAGGTTTATGCTGGTTAAGTCGCGCGTCGCCGAAGCGTCTATGCTAAGGATGCAGGTCTTACCGTCTAATACGGGCTGCGGCTTGATGAGCGCTGTCCATTGGTCGAGCGGTAGCCAAAGAGTGGAGGGGCTTGTCCACACGCAAAGCTGCCTGCTTAAAAAGGTATTTAATGCACGTGTGCTCATACGCGCTTTGGCCGCCAGCCCCTCCATAAATATAACGGTCTTGCTTATGCCAAGTGCGGGATTTGCTTTGTGCCAAGCCTCTATGTCAAACGGATCGTCGCCATCGTCTATTGTAAAAATCATTGGCAAAAAATTATCTGCGACAACCTCCCCGCTTAACACTGCGCGGGCGTATTTAAAGCGCTCATAGCCGTAGCTCGTTTTGTTGTCGCCCGCTGTTGTAATGTCGCCCGATATTGGCTGCGCGCGTCCGCCCATCCCCTGTATAAGGGCGTCCACGTGGTCGGCGTTGCGGTAGGTATGCGATTCGTCAAAGATTACGCAAGAGGGATTGCGACCCTCAAGGGTCGCCGCATCGGACGGCAGCGGCTCAAACTTGCCTCCGCTTTTTTCGTGCTCGATATAGTCGGTGCGGAATTTTAAAGTTTTTTTATAGCGCTCCGTTGATAGCGCAAAGCGTTTAAATGCCGTCCAGCATTCGCGCGCCTGTTTCTCGGCGCTCGCAATCGAGTAAACTTCGGGCGCGGCCTCTTTGTCCGCGCTAAAGCAATAGCCGCCGAGCAAAGCGCACTCTGCCGTTTTACCGTTTTTGCGCGGCATAGTTTTATGAAAATCAGTAAAGCGTCGCAACCCAGTTTCTTTATTTTTAAACGCAAAAAGTTGTCCTAAAAAAAATTCTTGGTCTGGTCTTAAGATAAAACTTTGCCCCGCACAAATGCCCTTGAAGTGCCTAAACATCTGCGGATAGCTCACTATGCGCTCATAAATTTTTAAATCAAACGTCAAGTCTTTGCGCTCTATGTCTGCCAAAAAACGGCGACACGCTTGGCGCACAGGCAAGCATTGCTTTTCGTTGTCTTGGTTTTTGCGCGCCCACTTATAGGCTGCGGTCTGTGTGAGTCTCGACATTGTTTAGCAAAATTCCGCCTCTTTGTCTGCGGCGTCTTCAAGCGCCTTTTGCGTCTTGCTCTTTTTTCTGCCCGTTGTCATTTCGGATGCCGCCCATCCCTCGGTCGGTTGCGCCTTCATTCGGGCGCGGTCTGCCGGGGAGAGCCCTAATCTCGCCGAGCACTCGAGCAAAGTTTTTTGCAACATAGAGCGCAATGTCAAATACGGGTTTATGTAATAAGCGCCATTGTCGCTAACGCGTATCGAGGTCTCTCCGCGCTCCATAATTTTATTTATCTCCGAAATTTCGGCCTTGGCTTGCGCAAACATCGCAAGGATGGTTTCGTCAAGCTCGATTATGAGCACCGTTTCAAGCGCGCGCTTTTGCGTCTCAAAGATTTTTCGCGCCTCGGCGCTGATGTATGTGCGTCGAGATTCAAGCGCGCGGATTGCGTCGCCCGTCGTTTTTATTTTTTTTACGGATTTTTTTTTCATAAAATTTCGCCGTTTTTAATTTTTACTCCTACCCCCGTAAAAACCCCGCGCATTTTTGAATCGAGGACATGGAAACGGTCGGGAGGTTTTTTTTGAAACTTTTTGCCCCCCCCTCGGGTGTTATTGAGGGCGTCTATGGGCATACCATCGTCGACCATGCGCATGAGCGCCCCTCTGGAGCCGTGCAGGGCTGCATGGCAGGTTTTGCATACGGCCATGAGGTTGTCGGCATCCCTAGAGGCCTCTGGTGCGTCTGCGAGGCGCTTGACATGGTGCGCATCTGTGCTTGGTGCATAGCGGCCTGTTGCAGCATGCCAACCAAAAGGGTCTTGGCAAAGGGGATGTGCAGTGCGCACCTGTGCGGATATGGCCTGCCAAGCGGCCGAGCTCCTAAAATTGCGGGCTTGGCTTTTGTATTTGGGCATAGGTTGTCTTTTGTGGGCGCCGGTCATGCGACCGTTGTAAAACGGGGGTGTCCAAATGTAAATAGCAAAAAGTGGGGTTTTATGATTATTTGCAACAGGGCGCTTTAATGCGAGGATGGCCTAGGCTTGGCGTTTAGCTATCCGTCCGAGGGTTAGTATACCCCAGCCCTCAAAAACAATCCTAGGGCATTTTCTTTTTAAGGGTGTGATATATTTTTATTTTTTATATCACGCGTTAAAAAAAAATCAAAAATCAAAAAATACGGGTGTGCATGTCAGGCTATTGCCCCCTTATATTATTATATTTATATAATAATAATATAAGGGGGGTCAAATAGACGCCTAAGCATACCCGGCTTAAAATGACATAAGACTATAATAAATAGCAACTTACAACAAAGATACGATTTGTTACATAATATTACAAAAAGCGTATATTGCATAAGTGCTTGATAGAGAGTTAATTCTCACTACTTTAAATTTGCGCACGAATGTGAGAATTAATTGATTTTAAGGCACTTACAAAAGCGCGATTTTAGACAATGGTTTATATGGTTATAAGGGTTTATATATAAGGCATTTGCGACATATAGACACAAAAAAAGCCCGCCTTTGTTATAAAAGCGGGCTTATGCCTACCTGCGGTCTAGCTTTAAACGTTTTACCACATACCGAGAGCGTCCAATGTCCCCTGCCTGTCGGTCTAGCTCTGCCAGTTGTGACGGGGTAATGTAGAGCGACGCGCAGTTAGTAGGTTGCTCGCCGTCAGATTTGCGCGGTCTGCCCGCATTGGGGCGTTTACCGCCCCGCTTGCCAATAATCGAGTCGGACATATTATTATTGCTCCGCATGAGGGACAACCTTGCAATACCTGACATCATCCGAATGTAAATCGAGCGGGTCTGCCGGCGGAAATATTTTTTTAATAAAATTCCACCCCTCTTGAGGTGTGTTAAATAACATCGGTCGCGATTGTTCGCCGTCGTTTTCGTGAGCGATATCGGACTCTACGTTGCCGTCGGTGTTGATAAACCCAACAATTTCGCGGCCATTTACGGTCGCCGTTAAATTTATTATGTATTTCATTTTTTTATCTCCAATTATTGTATTATTTGCCCCTTGCTCAAAACTTTATGCGGCAAAGTATCTAGGTAGTAAAGCAAAGCGGCCTTGTTTGTTGTGCAATCATTATACGCGCCGCTCCACTTTATCTGTCGGACATCGTCGACTTTAAACATTTTTTTAACGGCGGCAGAGTCAACACTTACCTTGCGCCCACAGACGCCCCCCTGCTCTAAGCAACCATGTATGGTGTCTGTGTGGTCAATAATAACGTTGCCGCTTTTTGCGATTTTAATATCTATGCTCATGTTTTGTGTCTCCTATTTTTTTTGATTTTGTTAAATCAAGTTTTTGATTTTGTAACGCCTATCATGCGCATTATTTTTGATTTGTCAATATAAAAAATCAAAATATTTAAAACATTTTTAATAGACGCAAAACCGCATAAATAGACACTTAGCGGACGCTAGTTTGCGGGTGGCGTTTTAGTGGCGTCCATAGTCCATAAAATTAGCGGCAAATTATATTGCGATATAATATTTTTTACTCGCTCAACATGGTGCGAGTCTTCGGGTTTGCGTAGTATTAAAACGATGCCGCCACGTCGATTAAACATTAGCGCGTAGTGCAGCGCCTGTCCTATGGACTCTGCCCACTTGTTGGCATAATCCACCTCGATAGCGTATTCGGGCGTTAAAATATCGCAACGCGAGCCGTCTACGGCAACAACCTCCGTCTGTGCAACGCTCAACATTGCGGCAAATGCGCGTTGATAATCGCGTTCAACCAACGCGAACGCGCATAGCGGCACCAAAAACGCACCAGTAATCAGGAGTTTAATAATTTTTGACAAAGTTTTCACTTCCGCAGTGCGGGCAATGTGGGTGGCGCGCCTTGCCCTTACCAAAAAAGTTTTCGCCGCTTAAGATTTTGGATACTACAAAACCGACAACCATAATCGCCGCACCAATCCCCGCGACAATATAGTTTTCTTCCATGCTTCCACTTATGAGCATTATGAGACCCGCAATAAATGCGATTCCCAAAATAAAAACCCTCAAGATATATCCCAAGGATTTAACAACAATAGACTGCTTAGCGGGCTTATTAAATCCCCTATGGCAAATTACGCATTCATATTTTTGCATAGAATTGTTTGTTTTCATAGGGGGTTAACTGTGATATTATTTAAGCTTTATTGCAACACTATTATGCGCATCACAAAAAAGCCGCAAGACGCGCGGCAGCTGGCATTTGATTTTTACTTGATTGAAACGCTCATAGATGAGCTAGAGACGAAAAAAGCCCACCCCGAAATAGCAGAGTGGGCTTTGTCTACGCCAGAGAGACTACGCGCGGCGCTTTTGGCGGCTCTTGGCGTCCGCCTCGTTTGCGGCGGCTCTATACGTTAGGGCGGCCTCGGCGTCCTTGTTTGACGGCTTGTTAATCAATGCCGCCATATTGTGGATGAGTTTAACGATTTCGGGCGATTCCTGCGCAAACAGCTCCAATGTGCGCAGGTCTTGCGCTAGCGCGTTATCGCTTGGTTTGCCTGAGGCTTTGATGTCAAACTCAACTGTTGAGCGGCCTATATCCTCAATAAAATCATTTAATGCGGCTATAGTTATTTTATCTGCGCTCGCTTTATCTACCCAGCTGTCTCTTGCGCAAACTATGGCTAGCGTAGAACGTTCGAGGTTGCGTGTAGGCAGGGTTGATATCTGGACATTGCTAATGCCCCCAACGCGCAAACACCACTTGCGAATCGTTGTATTCTCGGCATCGCAGGCGTTTTCGATGGCGCGTTTCAGGTGTTTATTTTTCATGTTTTGAATCTTCATATTTTTATCTCCTATTGCAAATGTTTTTTTGATTATGTTAGCAATATGCTAATAAGTTTACGCCATGTCAAATTTAAAATTGCAAATTTATAAACTATGCTAATACATTAGCGGCACATTAACACAAACACGCACACATGAGCACACAGACACAAAATAAAATAATAGACGGCCTCAAGAGAGAGGCGGCGAAACTGCCCGTGATAATGCGCGCAGTCTCGGAGCAAAAAATTAGGAGGGCTAAAAAACATGGCACTAAAACGCACAGTAACGACTAAGGCGGCGGCCGACGCGCTCGGCATACCGAGGCGCACGGCTTTAAAACGCCTGACGCAACGCTACACCCCGCAACGCATAGAGCGCAGGGCAAACGGCATACGCGTATTTTTTTGGCATGAGAGCGACGTAGCGCGCTTGCAAAGGGAGGGGGCGACCAATGCTTGAGTATGGCAGAGAGATACAAGCGGAGCAACGCCGCCATCGCAGACAAAAGCAGCTGGAGACGCTTGAGACCGTGGCAATTTTGGGCTTTTGCGCCGTAGCGCTTGTTTTGTGCGCCGCGGTAATAGCCTACGCAACCTTTGAGCTTACGAGGTAATTAAAATGAGCACACAAATAATCCATAGGCATATAGACAGCGCTCCCGTAGCGCAACGCGGCGATGACGGCTATATCAATGCTACCGCCCTTTGCAAGGCTTGCGGCAAGCTTTTTGCGGACTATCGCCGACAGGCAACTACAAAGGCGTTTTTGAGAGCACTTTCTACGGATATGGGAAATCCCATATCCGAGCTAGTCCGCATTATTAAAGGGTTCGGAGTGCAACAAGGCACCTGGGTGCATCCGCAGGTTGCAATACATTTGGGACAATGGGCATCGCCTAAATTCGCGGTGCAGGTCTCAAAATGGGTGTTTGAGTGGATGCAGGGTAAGACAGCAAGCATAAATACCGCGTCAGGCACGGGCGAGATGCTCGGTCAATACCGCCTCATCTCGCAAACGATAGCGGAGCTTGAAGACCAAAGGCAAGCTTTGCGCGCATCCATATACGGCGCTCTTAACGGCGCACACACCATGACGGACGCAAGCGGGCGCGTAGTAGTGCGCATACAAGAGCGCACCACCACGGCTTGGAGGACCGTAGCCAAGCGTCTCAACGCCCCGCAAGAGTTAATAGACTCATGCAGTAAGACCACGCGGACACTGCACATTTACGCAAGGCCGCAAAACCTAATTTTAGTCCACTAAAAAAATAACAGCAAAAAAAAACAATGGAAGACACACAAATAAAAGTAGCAGACCGCACCACGAAAAAATATTTGAGGTGCAATTTTACCGACGCGGATATTATCGCGCTGGCGTCAGATTTGGCGCAGGCAAATAACCGCCGCGCCGCAAAAGAAGAAGAAAAGAAAGCCGCGAACTCTCAATTTAAGAGCGAGCTGGACTCAATCGAAGCCGAGATTTCGCGCGCCTCAATCGCCATCACGCAGGGCTGGGATATGAAGCACGTCGAGTGCGACGTGTTTTTTAACGAGCCCGAAAAAGGCTCTAAGCGCATTGTGCGCAAAGACACGGGCGAGCAAATAGCCATAGAGGCTATGGACTCCGTAGACCTGCAAACAGACCTCCCCTTTGATGACGATGGTTGCGAGGCCTTTGAAGAAGAGCCCGCCGAAGAAGAAGAAGCACCCAAAAAGCGCGGCCGCAAGGCGAAGCGCACGGAGGAGGAATAATTATGTTAAACATCGTAACAGGCAAAATCATCAAAAATCAGCGCATAGTTATTTATGGTCCCAAGGGCGTCGGCAAGACAACTTTTGCGGCTTACTTTCCGAATCCCGTTTTTATCGATATGGAGCACGGGACGCAAGAGATGGACGTGGCGCGCATCGACGGCATAACAACGCTAGAGCAACTGCAAGCAACGATAAAAACTTTGTTAACAGAGCCGCATGATTACAAGACTTTGGTAATCGATACGGTCGACTGGACGGAAGCGCTTGTTGACAGCTATTTACTCAAAGACCTTGATTTGCCGCCGACAGGGAGGCTTGAGGATATGGGTTTTGGGCAGGGGGCATTTATCCGAAAGAATGAGTTTGCCTCCCTTTTAAAATCAAAAGCCGGACGCCCCTGCCTGCAAGACCTCTTAGAGCGTATGCACGTTGTCTTGATAGCGCACTCGCAGGTGCGCCGCATAGACCCGCCCGACAACCTTAAATCCCCTTATGATAGATACGAGCTCAAATGCTCAAAGGGCTTGCCCGATTTGATTGGAGAGTGGTGCGACGCGCAACTGTTTATAAACTATGAGACCGTTGTAAGCACCGACAAACGCACGGGGCAAACAAAAGCAAGAGATTTGGGCGAGCGCGTTATCTACACGCAACACACGGCATTTTGCGATGCAAAAAATCGCTGGGGCTTAGCGCCGCGCATAGCTGCGGATTATGAGTTGTTGCGCCCGTTTATAGAGCGTGAGCCAACCTCAACAAAGGCCGCGCCCATCGCGCAGACAAGCAAGCCCGCCGCAACGGCAAAGCCCGTAGCAACGCCCGCCGAACAGCTCTACGCGGCCTTAGAGGCCACTTGGCCGAAGCACGAAGAGCGCGAGGATGCGCTTAACGCCGTCGCCCTTGCCGGCGGGTGGATTACCGCGGCGCAAACATGGGTGGACATACCCGCAGACAAGGCGGCCGCCTCACTCAAAAAGTTGCCCGCGTTTATTGTGTGGGCAAAAAACAAACTTACCGAAAACACAAAAAAATAAAAAATTATGAGTGAAATAAAATACATAGACAGACCCGGCAAATACGATGTCGAGTTGCTATCATGCCAACTGTGCGAAAGCGAAAACGGCAAATATTATTTGCTATTTTCTTTTAAGACAGAAACCGACCTTTACCAATACGCGCGCCAATATTTGACGTCGGACAGGTCGGTTGAATTTGTCGAAAAAATGATGCGTGACGCCTTTGGTTTTGCGGACGCGGACACCATAGAGACCATGACGGAGCCCGCGCGCTTAAAGGCGCTTACCGGCACAAAGTGCCGCATCGTCTGCGATGTAGAAAAGTATGAGAGCGCCAAGGGCGAGGCAAAAGAAACCGTTAAGGTAAAGTTTATTAACGGCATTAACGGCGGAGCAAAAGAGGCGGTTGAAGACCTAAGCGGTTTTAAGGCGCGCATCCGCGCAATCCGCGCGGGGCAGGTGTCGGCACCCGCGCCGAAGCAAACAGCTAGAGTCACGCCGCCGCCCGCAAGCAAGGCCGACCTTGAAAATGATGACGTGCCCTTTTGAGGATAAACAAAATGACACGCACACCAAAAATAATAATCGGGCTCGACCCGGGCGCGGGCGGCGGCATGGCGATTTTTTACCCCGACGGGAAAAAAAGAACCGTGTCTTACAAAAAGGAGCACAGTTTTTCTGAAGAGCTTCGCGATATCCGCGAAGCCGCAGAAATAGAGGGCGCGGAGCTTATCGCATACGTCGAGCTTTTGAGCGGCGTGAGCGGCGGATACAAAATAACAGGCAGGCAGGGCTTTGTCATGGGCACATCTTACGGCAAAATCTGCGGGGCATTAGAGGCTCTTAAAATACCTCATTATTTTGTAACGCCCGCCAAGTGGCAGACGGGATTGGGAGACCTCGGCAAGGTCTATACGGAGCGCAAGCGCAAGCTTTGCACAATAGCCAAGCAACGCTTTCCGCAGCTCAACCCCACGCAACAAACGAGCGACGCAATACTAATCGCGGAATACGGAGCGAGACTGCAATAATGCAACTGCGAGACTATCAGCAACGCTTTGTCAACGCCGTTATCGGCGACTTTAAGGAGTCTAAAAAACTCCTTGGAGTCGCCGCGACGGGCGCGGGCAAAACCATCATGGCGGCGGAGCTTTGCCGCTTGGCACGCGGACGTGTTTTGTTTTTGGCAGACGCGCAAGAATTGGTGCGCCAAGCCGCAGATAAAATACAAGCGCACAGCGGGCTCATAGCCGACGTGGAGATGGGATTAAATCGCGCTTGCCCGTCATCAAAAATAATTGTCGGCACTACGCAAAGCATGGCGCGCAGACTTGATAAATACAGCCCAGATGACTTCGGGTTGATAATTGTAGATGAGGCGCACCGCAATACATTGGGCGCGCAAGCAATGAGGGTTTTAGAGTATTTTAACGCGCGCATATTGGGCATTACCGCAACACCTTTTAGGTCGGACAAAAAACAGCTTTTAGATTTTTACGAAAAAATCAGCGCGGAAATAAATTTGATTAACCTAATAGCGCAGGGGCATTTGTCATCAATAAAAATCAAGGCGGTGCCGTCAACGGTTGACTTGCGCAAGGTGCGCACGGTTGCGGGGGATTATAGCGAAAATGACTTAGGCGAGGCTTTGGAGCCAGAGCTTATGGCATTAGCCGCGCTACTCAAAGAACACGCGCCACACAGGCGCACGGTTGCCTTTTTGCCGCTAGTCCGCACATCCAAAATGTTTTGCGAGTGCTGCAAAAAAATCGGACTACACGCAGTCCATGTGGACGGCGAAGACAGGGCGGCCTTGCGCGGCGATTGGCAGGTAATATGCAATGCGAGCTTGCTTACAACTGGATGGGATGAGCCGAGCGTCGACTGTGTTTATATTCTGCGCCCTACAAAAAGCGCGGTGCTTTACTCGCAGATGGTGGGACGCGGCACCCGCACATTTCCGGGCAAGGAAAATTTGCTTTTGCTCGACCCGCTTTTTTTGAGCGATGACATGAGCCTCATTCGTCCGAGCCGCCTGATTGCGCGCACGGACGAAGAAGCCAAGTCTTTGCAAGCGAGCCTAGATTTGGAGGGCGGAGATTTGCTTGCGGAGATGGAAGCGACGCGCCGAGACCTCCAAGAATCAATGCTGGAAAAGGCGCGCGCATTGCGCCAGCGCAAGACCCGCTTTGTCGATGCTCTAGACTTTGCGGTGTCTATCGACCGCTACGATATAGCGGAGTATGAGCCTATCGCCAAATGGGAGCGTCAAGCGATGTCTGACAAGCAAAAAGAAATTTTAGAAAAAAACGGCTTTGATGTGCAAGACCCGCGTATGTGCAAGGGCTATGCATCAAAGATTTTAGACCTTATATTTTTGCGCAGAGAAAAGGAATTATGCACACCAAAGCAACTGCGTTTTTTAGAAAAACACAATTACCCGAACCCGGCGCAAGCCACATTTAAAGAGGCCTCGGCGTTTATCGAGGCGCGCGCGCAGGGGTGGAAACCTAAGCAAGCGGCAAAATAATTTTTAGGAGAAACAAAAAAAATGAACGAACAGATAATAACAACAACAAATATATCCACGGTAAAAATTACAATCGAGCCCAGCGCGCTTGCGCGCAAGCGAGAAATTTTGGCCGTTGCGCAAAACATAACAGACATCAAAACGCCCGCGGATTGCGAGCTTGCGGCGGCATCATTGCGAGATGTTTCGGGCTTTTTAAAAGAGCTTGAAGCCGCGCGCAAAGAGGCTAAAGCGCCCATCTTGAAGATGGGTAAGGACGTTGACGGAATCGCCGACAAAGTCGCGGGCGATTTGAACATTATAAAAAATGCGCTATCGCTAAAAATCGGCGCATACAATGCCGAGCAAGCGCGCATACAACGCGAGGCCGAAGAGAAAGCGCGCGTCGAATCCGAGCGTATCCGCAAAGAAGAAGAAGAACGCTTGCGCAAGGCGGAGGAAGAGCGCAAGGCCGCCGAAGCCGCATTAACGCAGGGCGGAGAATCTTTTGAAGAATTCTGCGCGGCGCAAGAAAAGCTTGATGCCGCAAACAACGCAAAGCTTGCGGCGGAGCTGAATTTGGCGGCACCCGTTGAGGTTGTAGTGCCGAAGCTTGTCAAAGTTGCGGGTGTGCGCACACAGACATACCGCAAGTTTGAGGTTGTCGATGCGGCCGCCCTACTCGCCACACACCCCGAACTTTTTATGCCTAACGAAAGCGCGATAGGCGCATTTGTAAAGGGCTTGCCGAGCGCAAGCGAGACCGTGGCGGGCTTGAGAATCTGGGAAGAAACCAAATCGAGCGCGTTTTAATTTAAAACAAAAATAGGAGAAAACAAAATGAGCATTACAAAAAAAGAAAGAGAGTCGCTGCGCGCGCAGCTTGCGAAGTTCGAGCTTCCGAAGTGGGCAAGGTTCGTGGCGGTGGATGAAGACGGTGAAGTTTACGCCTATGTGTCACGCCCCAAGCTTGACCCCCAAAGGGCAGTAGTATCTTGGTTGCCGATGGGTTTAGGTCGGTATGATAACTTTGGCGAAATCGCCCTTACTTGCGACTGGCGCGAGACGCTTTTCACGGTCGAGGAATTGCGCGCCCCGAAGCGTAGCCACAAGAAGAAGACGGCCGTTGAGCCTAAGGTTGCGGCCGCGCCCGAAGTCAAGGAAGAGCCGAAGCCCGAAGAGAAGGTTTTGAGCATATACCTAAAGCGCATTCACTCGACGCTTGTATTCGCGGTGCTTGAGCAAAAGGGATTACCGAAGGAAAAAAAGGAAGGTATTATTAGTATTGTTGGTTGCCCAGCCGTCTTTTCGAATGCGTTATTTTTGCGCGGCGTTAAACGTGAGGATGATAACCATGTTAGCAAACAACGTTATTCCACGCTCGAAGCCGCCGAGGATGCACTCAAGTTTTTTCTGGACGCAATCGGCAAGGAGCTTTTCGCGCTCGAGGCGAGAGAGCCTAAGCAGGGCGATATGGTAGACGTAAGAGATACGGCACATGGATTTTGGAAGACTAGGCGGTTCGTTATGCAACTGCCATCCAAATACAAGAACGCTTATGTTTGCGAAAGTGTCGAAAATGAAAACCTAGCAACCAACTGGGGGCAAATGCGCCCAATTGCTTCGAGCATTAACTTCACAAAGGACGGCGACGTCTACACATGGAGGGCGGGAAAGTGAGCGAGGAAGAATTGAAGCCGTGCCCGTTCTGCGGGGGGAAAGCGGAGTTATTTAACTATCTATCTAATCATCTATCGAAAGAAAGGTTTTGGATTGCCTGCATCGCCTGCACGGCGGATGTGCCATCTACGGAATCGAAAGAGGACATACTTAAGCGTTGGAACACGCGCCCGATTGAGGACGCGCTCAAGGCTGAAAACGAAACACTGAAACAGAAAATCAAGGAGCTTACAAATGAACGATAAAAACGGAATAGGACTGGCTAACTGTGGCAATTGTAAGCGCTTTCGATTATGTGGGCGATGGAGCGATAAGTCTGAATATCACGAGTGCTATAATGGGGACGGACTCACTCCACTTGCCGTCGCAAACGCCCGCATAGAGGAGCTTGAGGCCGTTGTTGAAGACCAAAAGAGAGAACTTATTGAGAGATTCAATCGTGCGCGGCATTATGAAGATAAGTATGGCGAGCTTTTGCGACGACAGATCGACGTTGGCGCGCTCGTGAAGCCGCTGGTGTGGAAAGATGTTGATTATCAATATTACATATCTACGGCGTCTTTTAATTCTGGAGAAATTATATTTAAAATCCAAAAACAAGAAGACATCTATATACTCGAACTTTGGTTTGCTGATTGTGACGTTGTCGAGCTTTCCGAAAATGGAATTTTGGATGAGTTTAATTCACTCGATGCCGCCAAGCAAGCGGCTTACACATGGCTTTGCGACTTCGTCCGCGCGGCCTGCGGAAAGGGGGAGAAATGAAAATCTTTTCCTGCGTATCCATTTCTGCCGTTAAGGGTTACTACTACGAAGACTTTGAAATTGACGCCGAAGACGAAAAGCAAGCGCGCAAAATTTTTCGCGAATATGTCAAAACTGGAAAAAAGGATTCTCGCATTCATGCTCCAAGTTTAGGGAGTTACGGCGATAGCACACAATATAAACTGCTTCAACGCATAGAAATTCAAGACTCTTTTGAAAAGGAAGGGGGCGCGAAGTGAAGCGTAAGCCTATTTCTCAAAAAGTGCGCCAAGAAGTTTTGGAAAAATATTCTGGGCGATGTGCTTATTGCGGGTGCGAACTGACGCTAAAAACCATGCAGGTTGACCATATCGACCCCGTATATAAATCTGGAGCGGACACATTAGAAAACTTCAATCCCGCTTGCCGCTCATGTAACTTTTACAAAGGCGCATTGAGTTTGGAGCAATTTAGAGGGGTTATAAAATCACTGCACGAACGGCTTAAAAAATCCTTTATCTATCGCTCCGCGCGCAGGTTCGAGATGGTAATCGAAATGCCCTTTAAAAAATTCTTTTTTGAAGTTTTTGGAAAGGACGCTAAATGAGCGCGGTAGGATTCGCAGACGGATTCGTCCCCGCTATCGAGTCGGGGCTAAAGGCGCATACGTTTAGGCGTAGAGCTTTTAAGGAGGGCGAGACGCTCAAAATGTTTACTGGTTGGCGCACCCCTCAATGCAAGCAGTTTGGGGCGGCGATAGCTACGCGCTCCGAGCCCATGCAGGTATTTTACAGTGGGAGCGCCTATGAGGTTTATCCTTATGCGAGGATAGTTATACGACTAGACAGTCGGACGTTAAGCAAACTTGAAAGCATTGCCCTAGCAAAAGCAGACGGCTTCGAGTCGCTCGAGGAATTCGGGCAATTTATGTATGACCACTACGCCGAGCGCGGAATCGTTAATATACACGGATACCTCAACCATTGGAAGGGCTTTAAAAAGGAGATACATGAATGAGCTACACTTATTTGCAGGAGCAGGGGGAGGAATCCTTGGCGGTATGCTACTCGGACATACCTGCGTATGTGCTGTCGAAATTGAATCTTATTGCCGACAAGTTTTATTGCAACGTCAGCGCGATGGAATCTTGCCAAAATTTCCAATCTGGGACGACGTGCGAACCTTTGACGGAAACCCTTGGAGAGGAAAGGTCGATATTGTCTGCGGAGGATTCCCCTGCCAAGATATTAGTTCTGCGGGAAAGGGCGCAGGAATCGACGGCGAGCGTAGCGGACTATGGTCTGAATTTGCAAGAATCATTGGCGAAGTTCGACCCCGCTACGCATTTGTGGAAAACTCTCCAATGCTCGCTATTCGCGGACTTGGACGAGTGCTTGGAGACCTTTCCGAAATGGGGTATTATGCTACATGGTGTGTGTTGGGCGCAGACGATTGCGGTGCGCCACACCACCGAAAGCGAATTTGGATTTTGGCTTCCGACTCCACGAAAATCAGACGGCAGCCCGCAACAGTTAAGGTGCAAGGTCGCCCAACTCAAAAAAGTCAAATTTTCAGGAAGGCTGAATTCTATGCCATACTTGCTTATGAAAAATTACAATTTGAGATTAAGTCCGATGGTGAACGAATGGGCGATGGGGTGGCCTTTGGCATGGACAGATTTAGCGCCATTGGAAACGGACAAGTTCCAATCGTGGCGGCAACAGCATTCAATATTTTAATTAACAAAATTTGCCCCATAAAAAAACCCGCTACATTTGGGCATTGTAAAGAGGCCTAGCGGGTGTGTTGAGAATTACCAAAACAAATAATCTAAAAAAATCAAGGAGAAAAATTATGAAACTAAAACTTAAATTCTGTAGATTTGAAAAGGCACTCGTCATGCAGGTGCTCGAACAAAAGGGACTACCTGCACAAAAAGATAAGGGCTTTGTTAAAATTATAAATTATCCTACTATGGGGTCAAACGCTATACATTTGCGCGGAGAATTCAAAGAGACGAACTTATCCCCTTCATACATTACCTTTAACGACAATACTGCCCGCGACGAATATCTCGAGCGCGTAATCAAGGCGATAACAGACGAGATTTTCACAGTAGCGCGCTCACTCAAGCTTGGTGATTGTGTTATGTGTAAAAATCTTCTCGGTGAAACAGTGGAACGCAAGGTAGATGCTAATGGTGTATTAAACATCAATGATTTGTCAGCAATATATATTAACAACAATCCCATCACGCCTAAACGCACAGAGCAAGGTGATGTGCTCACGGTCGAGTGGGACAGCGAAAGGAGCGGCAATGAGCAATAATTTAAAACTAAATTGGCGCAAAGTTTTTAGCCCAGCAAGCGAAGAATATTCCGCCAGCGTTGTTGTTGATAAAAAATTTATGCCCACAAGTTTTTCTGCCGTAAAGCGTCCATGGGGTTGGATTGCGGAAAACGGAGGCTCAATGATTAGGCCTGCGAAATCAAAAGAGGATGCGCAAGAAGCTTGCGAAGAATTCTTTTTTGCGATTGCCCGTGCGGCAAATGAAATACTCAAAGACGAAAGGCAAAACAATGACTAAGCCTAAGCCTACAATCTTTATCAGCGGCGGAATCACGGGCGTTGCCGACTACAAAGCGAAGTTTGCGAACGCCGCTAAGGAGCTGCGCAAGCGCGGGTGGGAGGTTGTCTGCCCCGTTGAAATCGCCGAGGGGAAAGCGCCCGATTTTGAAAATGAAGAATTAGGCTTTCAGGTTGGGTATGCAACACTCGTTGCGTCGCCCCAAAAGTTCAATGAGCCGATTTATGAAGCCAAATTTATGAACGCATTATTCGACGTATTGAGGCTTTGTGATGCGCTTTTTTTCTTGGAGAACTGGAAAGAATCTCGCGGTTCTTGTTTGGAATATTGGGTATATTGCCAGTCAAAACAACTTGGTTTTACGTTTGATGAATCGGACGGCTACCCGAGCGCAAGCGTGATGGAGGGGGCGAAATGAAGACGGCTCTAATGCTAATACTTTATTTGTTAACCTGTTTTGGGGTATATAATGGGGATAGCGCGGCTTCTGTTGTGATGTTTCTTATCGCGATTTACTTAAACATCCCAAGTTCGTCCGAAATTGCCGACGAAGTTATCAAGAGGCTCAAAAAAGAAAAGCTTGGCAATACCTATCACATTCATGACGGCTATTTTTATATGACGAAAAAAGAAGCTTACGACACAATGAAAAAGCGTGGTATCAACGCGAAAGAAAGCGAGGAAGCGAAATGAACAAAGAACAAAAAAATATTTTAGAAGCTTATAGAAACAAAAGTGTCGAGGCGCGTAGCCGCCTTTTAGATGAGCTTAAGCGCACCAATTGGGACGCATGGCTTGAGACTATTACAATGCTTGCGAATATAGGCGTTACCGCGCTAATCGATGAAGCTACAACATATCAAAACGACAGAGCTTTTAATGCACTGCGCAAAATGATGGAGGGCGGCAAATGAAAGGCTTTAAGTTTTTAAAAGACTTTGAAAGGTTTTTGAAAAGCATTTACCGAGAAAAACCCGCGTTTTTTCCGCATGGTGCAAAAATTGAAAACTTCAAAAACGACACAGTGGAGTTGAGATATTTTGGTGGTAAGCCCTCGCTGGCTTTCGCGTTGAGTGAGCGATTTGGAGAGATGAGTATATTTGTTGCCGCGTCGAAAAATATTAGGGGCATAGGTTTAGTTTGCCGCGAGTTGTCGGAATTCCTGCGGCGCAATACGGCAGATGGAGACATCCTTATTTGGTCGGTGCACGTAGACAACCATAAATCAATAGCACTTGCAGAAAGATTAAGTCGCAAGGGGTATAAAATATCATTGGTTTTTTTTGGCAAAGAAGGGGATAAAACCAAATGA